CTTAATACCAAAGCTGCTAGATATACATATAAACAATAAATATTGGTACCACTCAGGAAGTTGAGATAAAGCAGCGAACCCAGATTCTACCCTATCAACTACAGACGGGTCATTTACTACGATAGAATAACCTATCATAAAGATGGGCACAGATAACACAATAGTCCAAAATTCGTCTTTCCAGCTATGGGCAGAGGCATCAGCCATCTTTGATTCCCATTCACCGTCATTCTCAATGACTTTCATCTTGGCTTTGTGTTTAGCCTGTTTTTCTTCGGCTTTATTTTTTAAGTAACCCCCAGCTATATTAGCTATAGGGCCGATAAGATTCTGTAACATACGTACCTCACTTTAGAGGATTAGATAAATAGTCCATTCCATCCCAGAGATCTTGAATCTCTTTCTTGACTACCTTTATGTCATCCTCAAATTCTTTTACTTCTTTTGTAACTAACTCAGCTTTTTGCACTACAGTTTCCATCTTAGTTACTTTTTGCTTTAGTTCACCTATCTCTTCTTTGAACTCTAACATTTTATCGTAATTATCTTTGATGGTAACTAAGTTAGTACCCAATTCAGCTAGCTTGCCCTGTAACTGAGATACATTGTTATCTCTTAGTTGTGTTTCTATGAGAGATATTTTCTCTTCAATAGGTGTTACATCAGGGATTACCCTAGCTTCCACAGACTCTAGTCTAGAGTACAAACTGCTTGCTGTCCATACTCCACCACCAATAGTAGAACCGATACCTAAAACTATGGCAATCCATACACCTTTAAACGATGTACCGCCAATCTTTAGTTCCGTATCCTCAAGGCTCATAGTTACAGTCTCCGTACATAAAACAACTGTACCCCTGTGCTGTAGGGCCTGTTAGGTAGTATTCTGACTCTTGCCCAGCAATTAATATATCAGCTTCACTTACATACATATCTAACCCATAAGACTGGCCATTTAGGTACACAGCAGTAGCGTTATTTGTGTCAGCCCATTGCATGCTTACCCACTGTTGGTTAGCGTTATAAGATAGCGTAGCTTGCTCTGCAGTAGTGTTATTGTTCTCTGCACCCTGCTGTAAAAAGTCCACTGCTTCCGTGTTTGCCGCTACAGCAATAAACGCACTTGCATTGTTAGCATGTGTTTCAATGTCATCTATAGACTGGTTATATGTATCAACTTCTTCTTGTGTAATAGTTAACACTTCTTGGTTGTTAGCTACAAATTCTTGTACCTGAGCTTCTTCGGCAGGCGTAGACGCTTCTTCTGCCATCTCAGCTACCTCTACAACTTGTACCATTTCTACAACAGCTTCAGTAAATACGTCTATTGCCTGATCCATAAGTTCAAGTTCAGTAGATGCTTGCTCATTCAAGACAGCGAGTACGTCACCATAAGGCATGTAACTAGCCATATTATAGAGAGCATCATTGTATGCTTGAATTTGTTGTGAGGTAATATGCGCGGACTCTGAAACACTGCCATCAGACATAGAAGTGCCAAGATAAGAATACTGAGAGGCAGAACCAACATACGCAATTCCTTTATCTATCTGATCTACAATCGCACTGGATGTATCAATCAGATTGTCCAATTGGTCTGATTGAGCTACGGAACTTATCGCTAATAGAGCTAGTATCTTCTTCTTCATCTTCAACAGTTTCTCCTATCTTTAGTATCGTATTATACCACTCCTTAGTGTTTTTATTGTAGTCTGGTATATAAGTTTCAGGGTTCATTTTCATAACAAGAAAAGCTCTTTTACCTACAATCAGTCTACCATTTGACAGTATAGGACATGGCGTACCTGATATAAACATAGCTTTCCACACATCTACTGACTGACACATTCTAGCTACAGCAGCTACTTTCATGTTCAAATCAGATAATACTTTAGCATCTCTACGTCTGTTACATTCAGGATCAACGTCATAGCTACCACTACTAATACCAACACCTACAGTTTGTAATGACCCTCCTGTACCTTTTAGACAAGTATCCATGCCATTACTCATGTAGCTAGGACTAATCGCACTTCCTACAGGCATTTCACTGCTAGACCCTGCACCGTTGTATGTATTGCTAACGGACTTGTCTTCCGTGTTGTTATTACTATTTACGTTGCTACCATCACCATTATACGTATTTAGTGATCCATCTTGTTGGTTTGCTATAGCAACTGATGTAAATAATAAGAAACAAATTTTAAATAAGTTTCTGACCAATGACATCTAGTCCTAAAATTAGTGGGTAGAGAAGCCATAATAGACGTTCTATGCTCTTGAATTTGTGCATACCTTGATCTAAACGCTTATCAACAGTATCTAGTTGAAACTGTATGTTTTTCATACGTTGTGCACATTCGCGCTCGTGAGCATCTAGCTTTAGTAGAGCTTCTCTATTATCTTCCATTATACTGGCCTTGTTATATTCGTTTGGTCTACTTGTAATAGGTTAAATGTAAATGATCCCACGTTGCTTACAGGGCCACATAATATTTGCACGCGCATTTCAACGTTATCAGGCCCTCCCGAATCAGGCACTAACTTCAATGTAGGTAGCGTAAAGGTTTCTTGTGTTGATATAGCGCTACCAGAACTATTTATGGGTATGATTCTACTTATGGTAAAGGTCTCATTTAGAGATTCTGTACTAGCATCGGGTACGTTTGGTACCGCTGTAACCCAAGTACCTACACTTTCAAAACCAGAAGAGCTTACATACACTGTGCCGCCTGTGCCACTAAACAAACCTGCACTAGAAGCTGCATTGTCGTAAACTATAGAAGTTCTACTCGTAGAATCGTCGTAAGTAGCGCTTTGAATTTTCTTTTTACTAGCGCCATCAGCAGCATCATCTAACCAACTAAATGAATCAATCTTACTTGTTTGATCTCCAGATACTTGTATTTCGTACCAATACGCATTAGTGCCACCTTTTTTAGCGTCAGCCACAGCTACTGTACCAATGCTTGTGCCCGTAGCGCCCGCTGATTTGCGTTGTACGCGTACTATAGCATCAGATAATGTTGGGTTAAGTTTGGTGCCACTAAAAGAAAGTGTGCCAGTTATAGCTAAATCTAATTCCTGAAACACAGTACGAGCATTACCATATAAATCAAATGTGCCTATGGTTTCAGTTCCGTCATTGGCTATAGATATTGATGGGGGTTGCGTACCACTAAGACCAGAACCAGCGCTAGCCCACGGATATATTCTTTCTGACCTACGTATAGAACCTGTAGTATCTGAATAGGCTTTAATAGATTGTTGTGTGGCTAGCTTTGTAGCACTATTAGAAGTCATAGTATCTTCATCAGCAATTTCAGTAACTGTTGCACCTGAAGCAAGCACTAAGCTATCTGACTGCATGGCTGCAGCTACTAGATTGTTACTATAAGTATCTTGCTCTACTACATTAGTACCATCACATACTACGTTTACTTGGTTGGCGGTCTTTACAGCTATACCACTACCACTAGCAGTTTTTACAGTAATTGTCTGACCTGTAGTATTAATAACTGCGTATAATTTTGTGGAAGTTGGTACTATAACTGTGCCCGCACCAGTCAAATCAGTGGTAGTATCCGTCAACTTTAATATAGCACAACGCGCTTCAGAACTAGATCCATTTGCGGTTGTTAGCGTAGCTGAATTAGTAGACCAAGTATTGATAGTAGCTAGACCGACTACTGCTTGTTCAATCATGTCGGTAAGTTCGCCATTTATGACATCACCCCAGCCAGTATCACCAGCAGCGGGCTTACCTAATTTTAAGTTACTAGTGTAAGATGTACTCATTATGTAATCCTTATAAGTGCTGCAGTAGACGTATTAGCTGGCATACCAACTGTAAACGTACTGTTATTACTTGTTTTATCGTCGCCAAAGTCTAATACCATGACGGCTTTATTACCCTGTGTAGCATTATATATTAGTGCGGCTCTAGCAGTAAAACTACTACTTGTCCAAGTAGCGTCTGAAAAATTAACAAAACCTACATTATCACCACTAGCTACCGCACTAGCTGCAATTACTTTAGTGCCCGCATCATATCCTGTACCAGACACTTCATTGTCTGTAGAATATACAGTAGTGTCCGCATTTAATGTAGCCGCGTTAGTATACAAAGCTATCCTAAACTCGTGAGTACCGAAGATATGTGTGCCTTCTAGTAGCTCTTTCTTGAATGATGTACATAATACTTGTGAAATAGCCATTTATTACCCCTGTTGTTCTGGTGTTGGTTGTGGCATAGGAATAGGTTTAGGCATCTGTTTTTGTGGTCTGTACGAATCAGACTTCAGCCTTACATCCACAGTATTTTGTAGTTGTTGTAGAGCTAAAACAAACTGTTGCTCATACATTTGAATAATGTCTGGCTCTGCTTTCATAAATTTAGCGGCTTCTACTAACACTCCGTTTAGCAGCGCTGTGTCATAGTTAGTGCCTAACCACGGTTGTTCTTCGTCTCCATCAGTATCTACTATAGAACGTGGCTGATATTGGTACTCTATCTCCAACGTAATTGTCGCATTCCATTTAGGAGCAACTCTAAGTACCATACGCGACGCAGTGTAGTTGGTAGAACCACTACTATCAAGAGCGTAATACTTTAACTCTGGGTCAACTGTATCAGTGGCTTCAGTAGATAGGGGGTACGCCTCATATAAAAAATCAGCATCTTTTTGTATGAGTGCCTTTCTATTTACATCTCCTGTACCAGATTTTTGATACACACTATGTATGTATAGTAAGTCCGCAGGTAAAAGAGAGCCACTTTTTGCCAAAAAAGAGAATGAGGTATCTGTTTTCCTTAATATAGGTAAATCTTTGATAATACCGTAAATACGTTGCTCAACTTGTTTCGTAAACATATCTAACTGAGCACTAGTAAAGTCCATCTCAGTGATCTGTTCTACGTTTTCTCTTAAACTTGAAAGTGTCATCGCCATATTATTCTACCGTCACCGTAACTGTGCCCGCTTTAATTTCTATTAATGTGTTAGGCCCTGTACCTACTGGATTCCAACCCCAATCTACTGCTCGACTACTGGTATCAGCAGAGTCCGCACTTAAACTTTGATCTGGGCGTGGATTACGTAACGCCTCTGGATCATTGACTGGATACTCACCCTGAAAGTTTTGTGGATGATCTGGATCCCAGCACGACTTACAAGCCAATAAACCTGTGCCCTTACGCTTAACTACTACTTCTTTCATGTCTCGTAGCTTTGCACGAAACCCACATATATCACAGAAGCCAAACGCTTTTTTGCCAGTAGCAAACTTTCTCATTATGGGTACCCAATACGTGGTACAAATCTAGCCGCAACTTTTTCTCTGTCTTCACTAGCAGCCATTTCAAACTGCTCGTCGTATATATTCTTTAGTAGCGGTATTCTATCTGCTAACTCGGGAGTCTTCATAGCAATGTAATACGCTAGCCCAGCCACTAAACAAGGTAAAAATCTAAATGGCATATCAGCGTCATAGCTACCTTCACCTGCATCTTGTATGCGTCTTAGGTAGAAGTAATGTATTTTGTAGGTAGAGTCCTTATCTGGTACAGGCCATACGTGTGCAATAGGGCCGCCACGGTCTCTATCAATCCAAACCTGTGTAGGTCTACCTTGTGTTAACTTGTTAGGAATACTAGCGTAAACACTCGCACTGGTACGCGTTAAGGGGAGATCTCTTTGGCTTGCTTGCACCCCATCATCTGTACGCAAGTTTATTTCTAAAA